CGAGTTAACAATAGAATTAACGATAACAGTCAGTGGGTGTCCACTAGGATTGGTACCATTAAAGCGAACCAGGTCCCCAAAGAAGTCTGTTGTGGGAAAACAAACATCTTGGGCAATACAATCGACAGCAGTCAACTCAGTGTCAGTGTACCCGGCTCTCTCACAGAGAGCTCGGAGTATATCAAAGGCTGCCAAAGTGAAGGCGGGCGACATTTTCTTATCAAACTTGGAGTAATCTCCAGCGACAATACGATGCACACCGAACTTAGTGATGAGATGATATTTCAACTCCCACTCCTTGCTTTGTGCCTGAACACCAACAGCTGTTTCAAATGCAGCCGTATTCCTTTGAATGACCCGAATCACAGGAAGTAGAAACTTGCGAACCACAATGGTGAAATCCATAGGTGCAGCACAGAAAATGCGCGTTTTCGCAGCGTCTCTTTTTTCTTTAGAAACGGGTTCATCCTTAAAACTAGCAGCGAACACAGGATGGAACTGACGTCCCTCTGCGTAAGCTGCAAGAATACCATCGACCCTATCAGCAATCTCTTGCGTCACACGAACTCTGCCAGTTGGTAAACCAGCATCGTCCACGATTGGTATGAGGTGCTTGTGTTTAACTTCCCTCCAAGGGAAACCAGCCGAAGTGCCTCGTTTCATTGCATCAATGTACGTGACACCAGCGACACCGTTAACACAGGAATCGACATCCAGGGGCTTTATGAGCTCAAGCTCACTCGGCGGGAGCCGTCGAAAAATGTCAGCCAAAAAGGCATCCCGACATTTGTTCAACCGCTTGTAATCCACACCCTGGCTCGTTTGGATCATATGCTTGAGAGAATTGTGCTTAGGCTCATATCCTCTCATAACGGGCGCATGCATCTTATCAACTATCGACAAGGGTCCGTCGTCGCACGTAGCTTCGACAAACTGTCTACCCAATAGTGTCTTAATGACATGGCTCTTAGATCCTTCACGAAATGGTATAGACCCGAAAACCTCCATACTACCACAGTTTGATAAGTGACAGAAAGGACTCTTCCGATGGAGACCTTCTACCACTATCTCACCCGTCTTCTCGCACGTCATAAGTGGCGCGCTAGGCAATATCTTGGCTTGGGCTGGGAACGTGGTCAATAAAGGCTCAATTAATGCCTTATCCAATCTACGTGACAATATGCGCCATCGATCAGGCTTAGTCGGATGTTGAATACACCCAACATGAAGACCAACGACTACACATCGCCCATTGAAAATGGCAATTAGAGGAGACCCACAATCACCCTCTCGGGTTTGATTCTTAGAAGTTCCTCTAAAAGTAGGCAACATTAAGTTCTCCCCATAACGAGTGACCATGGTGTCACGACCAACCACATTGCACACAACTTCAGAGGTGGTAATAGAACCATCCTCCTCACGTGTTAAGCGGAAAGCGTTAAACTCAGGTCTCTCTAAGGAGTCCTCTTTGAAC